GATGATACTGGAGTTTGATTTGGTTTTACCCTAATCGTTGTTGTTGGATATGACTTACCAGTTTCTTCTGGCATTTTGACTTCAACTTGAACATCTCTACCACTTACTGGGTCTGTGATGTCGCCATAATCTGGGTCTGCTAAGATAGATAGTAATTCTTCATATACCATCTTTCCGAATCCCCAAAAACGAACACCTTCTCCCTCTTCTCCACGAACAACTACGGGTGCAAATGTACGAAGTTTCGGAGTGAGTTTTTTAGACAGATTCCAATCCTCACGACTACCAGTAGACTTTAGTCTTTCTGCAAACTCTTGAATAGGGTCTGGATTACCATGAGTAATCGGTGAAAGATAAGTTCTCTTATTGATGTCGTAGTGAAAATACTGCTCAATAAAAGCACCTGCTACAGTTGCGTCATTAGCGAACTTATAAGGTAATATACGAACAACTTGTTTACCAGGTTGTGGTTTGTACATATTATTAGTTCTTGAGGTTGTTGTCTGAAGTGAATTAAGACGATTTCGGATTTGGTCTAAATTAAGAGCCATGTTGTTTCTCCTTAAGTTTATTTGTTATTTTGTTATTATTCATTGTTTAGTTACTTCTGTAACCAAAAATAAGTATCTAACTAATTGCGAAAACATCAATTTTATTTTAATTAGTTTTAAAATTTTCCCAATTCTTTTCTTCTGCAAGTTCTAATAGTGCCTCAATCAATTGTGGGACAAACTTTGGATTTAATGCTACACCTTTCTTGGTTGGTATTAAATCATCGTTATCATTTTTACCATGAACTCTGATATCAACAAATGTATTGTCTTTGTATTCTGATTCCTGGACTACTATAACTTCACGAGAATTTTTTTCTATTACTTTCATTTATAACCTTTACTATTTTGTTTTGAAAATGGTTGTACTATCCCCATTTTCCATACCTAAATATACAACACTTTTACTATACAAGTCAAGTGTTTTTTTTATTAAACATCAATTATTTTATAGAGTTTTGTTTTAATAACTTTTAATCCCTCATCACCAGTGAGTAACATAGAGTTACTATAGTTCTCCCAAGGTATCGGGAAATTCTTATCCATTGAACCATCGTTTAACAATATAACTATCTCGTTTATTGCGTTGATGGTATACAATGTATTTGTTTGTTTCTTTCTATGTAAAGAAATTGTTTGAGGTAAGTGTATACTACTCCCCTTGACAACATTGTAAGTTAACATCATTTGCCTATTATTGTCAAGGTTTTCCAGTAAATAAATTTTCTTAAATACGACATCGTAACTTTCCTTGACGATATCAATGATACTCTTATAGTCTCTCCTTGTGGAGAACGAGCATAGTAGTTGTGTGTTCATTATAATTCTTTTCTTTCGCTATTGTAACTACAGATTAAACCACCTGCTCTATCATCAAATGCCCTAAAATTTAAGAACCATTCTTTAATATCAGGACTTCCTTCATCGGTGTGGTTTTCATATGATACATTTCCATCTTTATCTTTTTGAATGGTTTGATGATTGTGTGTTATTGTTTTTAAACCATCACTTGTTCTAAGTGTTCCAGAAAAAGTTAAGATACACATCGCCTCCATCGGGCCTCGTCTAAATAGTTTGGCATTATCTGGTCCAAGTCTTTCATTTAACTTATCATTATCAAGACATTCTTTTGCCATTCTTTGTCCTATTTCTTTGTTAAGTTTTTCAGCAGCATCTTTTATTCGTTTTAACTGCTTCTTAACTACTTTTCCATCTCCGAATATACTTTTCTTTAACTTTACCATTCCTTCTTTAAATTCTTTTGCTTTATCTTGTAGACATTTTTTATCTTTTATCACTTCGTCTAAACCAGATTCTTTCAACATCTTTTCGTACTCTTTGTCGTCTTCCACGATTTCATTCTTTATCCCAATGTCATATCCATCTTCTCCAGGAACACTACTGAGTCTATCTCTGTAAGCAGGGTTAGGGTGATACTCTTGGTATTTTCCAGACTCACCAGGAAATCCATATGCTTTATATTTTCCTTTCTTACCATACTTAATACTAACAGATGATATGTTTACTGCTTTTCCCTCTCCATCTCGTGTGACTAACAATTTATCACCACTTGGAAAAACACCCGAAGATGGAAGATAAACCTCATCTCCTTTTGCTAATTCTCTCTGATACTCTGCCATTTCTGCTAAATTCTTCATCATAGCATCCGCCATACCAGGTGAACCCTCATGAAAACCTAATGCCATAGTAGACCAAGATTTTTGTACATAATCTGCTGCTTCTTTTGATGGTACTTTCAATGGTTTACCATCACTACCCATTACTTTACCTTCGGTTAAATCTTTCATTCTTTGTCTATGGTCTTTAACGGATTGTCTAACTTTTGGATTGAGTTTATCAGTTTGTTCTAATTCTTCCAATTGTTTTTCAACATTATCCATAGTTGGATTTTCTTCTGGGTTTATTGAGTGTTTTAAATACTCTAAAGAATTTTCTCCACCAGATTTTTTTAAGTTTCCTTTATCATCACTAACACCATGTAATTGTCTATACTTCTTTCCTTTTGGCCCTTGCATATGATTAAACTCTTTTAAACCAAATACTTCTTGAACAACTTGGTCGTCATCTTTATGTATAGTTGTCATCTTGATTTTTGATGCGGTAGTTGCTTTTTGTTTGGGGCCGCCTGCTCCGGTTTTTGCTATTGGCATTTCTACACCTAATCTCTTTAAATCTTTTACTATATTGTAATTAGGATTACTTTCACTTATCTCGTTACCTAATATCTTTCTTGCATCAAATGATATTTTACCAATGTATAATTTAGAACCACTTGCGTTTTGTGATAACCCATACTTTTCTACCATCATTTCTAAATGTTTTTTCTTTTCTTCATCATCTGTCATTAATAGAAGTTTATCTAAATCCTTATCATAATCGTCCATTAGTTTTTTATCTTCATCATCTAAAAAAGGTAATGCGTTTTTATATGACGCCGTTGATTTATTTTTGAATCCCAAGTATGCTCTCTTCTGAAATGTATTCATACCATCTGTTATATCAGGGTTGATATCAACATCATCATCTTCTTCCTTTTCTTTACCAACATCCTTTTTAAAGTCATCACTTGTTTTGGCGTCTGGGTTATCATCTAACCATTGTTGAGCATATTGATATTGTACCTTTTTAGCTCTACCTTTAGGATTAGGATTTGAAACCATATCGGTTGGTTTAATCTCAACCAATCTTTGTAACATTGTGTGAGTGTCTGATAACGGGAAATTCATTTCAAAGAGCATAATATACTCTAATTTAGCAAGATGCTTGTCGTCTGTCAAGTCAATCTTTGTATCAACTTTCTCGTCAAGGCGTTCTAAAACTTCATTTATTACTTGTTCAGTTAAAATCATACTATTCTCCTACTATAAATATCAACCTACCAACTTATTTGTTATGTTTACTTCCTCAGAATAATCTTTTCCAACCATTATTTTTGTTGGATAATTTCCTTGTTCCAGTACCTTTTTCACACCCTTTAACACTTCCACACCCTCGTCCATGTCAAAGTCCAACAGAAAACTATCATAAGTATACATAATTAGTTTGGTCTTTTTGTTTGCTAAATAATCCAACACACCCCTAATTACCTCTGTATTACGAGTCGTTTCTGTATGTTGAATCCAATAATTAAAAACTTTTTGTGGATTAGGATTCTCTAAGTTCTTTATTTCAAAATGTGATACTGGATGTTCCACCACACCCTTTTTATACTCTTCCCACATCTCTTTTACAAATCCATCCACCTTTTTGAAAAATTCATGACCCAGATATTCTTTATCAATACCACCATATAGTAACTGGAAACTCTTTTTCTTTGATTCATTATACTCATCTTTTGTTAGTTTCTTTTTATTAAAATAGAACTTACCCAACTCTTCATGAATAGAACCATTTTTAAAATCATATCCAACTTGTTCTCCTATTAATCTGATGTGATATGCATCATAATCATAACTTACAAGAGAACCTTTTTCATATCTACTTGTAAAACTCTCTCGTGTACCATCTTCCTTTTTTAGTGCTGCAAAGTTAACACCACCATATCTATTAGATGGTCGTCCAGTACTTGTGTATAAATTGTATTCAGAGTATACCAATCCCTTTGTAGGTCTGTTTGTTGTATCTGGAAAATGTTCTAAATACTTACCATTGGTCATTATACCAGATTCCTCAAGGTCTGAATATGTCTTTATTGCTTTTAGATTATACCATTCATAACATTCTTTGTTGAAGTTTGCTTGACCTAACATTCTACTGACATCTTCAAATAGATTCTCAACCCTTTCCAAATGTTTACTCAAAGGAATCAAATGGTTACAATTTTTAACATCACGATATTGTCTGTACATCTGTTCGTGAGTATTGGTCACATGATTTCTCCATTCTATCAGAGAAAGACCACTAAGATATGCTATAAGATTAACATCCATAACATTAGGTTCATCAAAGTAATGATAGAAGTTTTTTGAATCTACAACATACTTTTTATTGAGAAAACAAAACTCTATCTCTCCGAAAAACTCTAAATCGGGATGATTGTAAGAAACAACCCAAATCTCTTCTTTGACTTGAATCATGATTAATGATATAGAATTAGCACACGGGTGACTATAATAATCACTCGGTATAACCTCTACCAAACAATCGTGTTCATCAATTAATTTATTTAGTTGTTCTAATTTGTGTTTAGAATCTACTATAACCATT